TAATCCTATAAATATCTACTATCTACTTCCTCCAGATTCTTATAAAATAGAAGATGCTGATATAGTTGTAGAAGAAAGATATATACCTTTATCTCAAGTACTAGATACTTATTTTAAGTATTTAACACCTGCAGATATAGACTTCCTAGAAGCTAGAACAGGTTTTAAAGCTAATGAGACCTACGGTAATATACCTAACTATGAGCTGCAAGATCCAGTTTTTAGTATTCCTTTAGGAGCTGCTACTGGTGTGGATATAGCTAACTTACAAACAGGTTCAAATAGCTTTGCTCCATTTGATAGTGCTAACAATGTAAGAGTTGTTAGAGTTGTGTGGAGAAGTATGAGAAGAGTAGGTATTTTATCTTACTTTGATGATGCTGGTAACCAACTAGAAAAGGTTGTTAGCGATAAGTATAAGATAGATAAGTCTATGGGTGAGACTATCAAGTATGAGTGGATAGGAGAATGGTGGGAGGGCACTAAGATTGCCAATAAACTATATGTTAAAATAGAACCACGTCCTGTACAGTTTAGAGGATTAAATAATATCTCTAAGTGTGCTAGTGGATATGTAGGTTCTGTATATAAAACTAATAGCTCTGCACCTCAGAGTTTATTAGATATAATGAAACCTTATCAGTATTCTTATGTGTTGTACATGTACAGAACTGAACTGGCTTTCATTAAGAATAAAGGTAAGATACCTAATCTAGACTTAGCTAAAATACCTGATGGTTGGACACCAGATAAATGGATGTACTTCTTTGAAATTATGGGATTCTCTGTAATGGATAGCTTTAAAGAAGCTAAGAAGGGTGCAGCTACTGGTAAGATTGTAGGTAATATGAGTGGGCAGTCTGATGTAATTAATCTAGAGCAAGGTCAGTATATTAAGCAGCATATAGATATGCTTATGTATATTGAATCTCAACTAGATAAGATTAGCGGTATTACTCCTCAAAGAAGAGGTATGATTACTTCTTCAGACCAGGGGCTGGGTGTAACTCAAGAGTCTAGACAGGCTTCTGCAACAATTACTGAATGGTACTTCAATATCCATGATAATACTAAAATTAGAGTCTTAGAATCCCTTCTAGAAACATGTAAATACTGTTTAAGAGAGGATAATAAGAATATCCAGTATGTAGAGGATGATATGACCACTATGATCTATAAGTTAGATGGAGAGATGCTTAATGAAGCTGAATATGGTCTAATACTTAGAGATGCAATATCTGATATGGATGCAATACAGATGCTTAGAAAAGCTACTGAGATTGCTCTTCAGACAGGTCAGGTTGATCTTATACAGCTTATGGATATATACTCTAATGATAGTATATCATCTATGCGTAGGAAGATTGAGAAGTCTATACAACAAACTAAGCAAGAAAAAGCTCAAGAAGCACAAGCTCAACAAGAAAATGCTATGCAATTACAGCAACAACAGATTGCTGCACAACAGCAACAAGCTGAGCAAGAGCTACTTATTAAACAACGTGAGCTTGATCTACAGCAATATAAGATTGATACTGAATCTCAAACTAGAATTACTGTAGCTGAGATTGGTGTATATGCTAGACAACAAGAATTAGATTATGATATGTCTGGTGTACCTGATCCTATTGAAATAGCTACACAAGCTTTAGAGGAAAGAAAACACATGTCTGAGACTTATAATAAAGAATCTGAAAGACTAACTAAGCAAAGAGTCGAAGAGCATAAAGCTAGACTTAAAGAGCTTGAAATAAAAGCTAAGAAAGATCTAGAAGAAAAGAAGATTGCTTTGGAAGAAAAGAAGATGAAGAATGATAAGGCTATTGAAGAACTAAAATCAAAGACTGCAATAACTGTAGCTAAGACTAATAAAACAAGATACGATAAATAATTATGATAACAGATAAATACAAAGGATTAGCTACTACTTTAGCTAAAACTAAAGCTGCTGCAAGTGCATCTAATGCTGTAGTAGAATTAGCTCAAAAACTATTTCACTCTAGAGATGTAATTCATATTGCACATCTTAAAACAACTTCTTATGCTGCACATAATGCATTAGGAGATTACTATGATGGGATATTAGGTTATGCAGATGAGCTTATTGAAACAGCTCAAGGTTGTGAGCAAAAGCTTATGAATGTAGAAATACCTGCAGCTAAATATGAGGAACCTCTACCTTATCTACTTAAACTTAAAGAAGAAGTAATTTCTATGAGAGATAAGATGGAATATGAGTTCCAAAAGAATATTACAGATGAGGTTACTGCTTTAATAGCAAAGACTTGTTATAAGCTTAAATTTTTAAAATAATGGCTAAAATACCTACTAGTTTTACTTTGTTTGGACAAGAGATAAAAGTCTTGTTTAGAAAAACTCTTGTTAAAAAACATAAAGCTGTAGGTATGTGGAAGTCTAATGAGAATAAGATAGAACTACAAACTTCTAGTAAGGCCTTACCTATTAGTGCAGATAACATAGAAAGCACTTTGTGGCATGAGATAGTCCATGCAATATTAGATAAGAACTCTTATGATAATCTGAATGAGGATGAGGAGTTTGTAGATAGAATGGCTAACAGTATTAGAGAAGTTTTAAATACAGCCAAGTATAAAGAATAGCTATACAGATTGTTGGGTATTTATAACTTATTATAGTTAATGTATAATTATCTAGTATATTTGTAGTTAAGTTTTAAATTAATTAAGAAGAAGATAGAATGAGTACAAGTCAAGAAGAACTATTTAAAGGTATGGAGTTCCTCATTAATGGAGGTAATTCTGGCCAAGGCTCTGCAGAGAGCTCTTTTATTACAACACAAGACTCTTTAGAAAAAGAGATTGGTGCTAGAGGTGCTGGAGAAGGTGCGGAAGATATTGATATTAACAATGAAGAAAGCCAAGAAGATAACACAGAGGGTAAAAAATCAACTAATAAAGAAGATAAAGAACCTGAAGGTATTGACCAAGACGAGCTTGAAAAAGAAATCATTAAAGGTAAATCTTCTAAAAAAGAAGATGTAGAAGAAGAGGAAGAAGAATCTACTGATGAGGTAGAAACTGAAGGCGGTAATTCTGTTTATAAGGTACTGTCTGAGCTTCTAAAAGAACAAGGTGTAGTTGATGTTGACTTTGATTCACCTGAAGGGTTATACGAAGCTATAAGCTCTGAAATTGTAAATGGTATTGAAGGTTATAAAGAATCAATACCTGATGTTATTAAACATCTATTAGATAACTATGAGGACGGAGTTCCTTTAGATGAACTAATAGGTATCAAATCTGAAGAGATTAGAATTAATAACATATCTGAAGATAGTTTATCTGAAGATAAAGATTTACAAAAGAAACTGTATAAAGAATATCTAAAAACTACTACTAAGTTTAGTGATAGTAAAATAGATAAACTAATAAATACAGCTGAAGACTTAGAAGAACTTGAAGATAATGCTAAAGAAGCATTAGAGGGTTTAAAGAGTCTTAATGCTGAAAAAGAACAAAGGCTTAAACTTAGAGTAGAAACTGAAAAGAAAGCTCAAGAGCAACAAACTAGGCAACTACTTAATACTCTTAAAGAAACTGTAGATAATACTAAAGAGATTATCCCAGGTCTTAAGATAAGTGATAAGGAAAAGCAGCAGTTATTTAAAATGGTAACTACACCTGCTGAAGTAAGAGGTGATATGGCTATGAGTGCTGCAATGCTAGCTAGAGAAAAAGATCCTATAGGATTTGAGCTTAAGCTAAACTACTTTTTAAGTAAAGGTTTTTTTGATGGTAAGTTTGATGATGTAGTAAAGAAAGCTGAAAGCAATACAGCTAAAAAACTAGAGAAGTCCATTGAGGCTGAAGCTAAAAAGCTAATGAACAAATCTGGTAAAGGTGCTGATGTTGAAGAAAATGATGGAGAAAACAAAATCCTCAAAGCTTGGAAGTCTACTAAAAAACCATCTGGATTTTAATAAGAATTAACTTAGATAAACAAAAAATAAACAATGGGATTAATTTTAAATCAATTACAAAAGTTTGAACCAAAAGATTGGGCAGGCTTAACAACTGAGAACCATTTGGGAGCAATGTTTGGATTGCAACCAATTCTAGTATCAGATATCATAGACAACATCTATGATGTAAATCTTGGTCTAGACCTAGACCGTTTTATGGACCAGTTTCCAGTAATGGAAATTGAAAGGGATGCTCCTTTTGAATGGCTACTTAACACACAGTCACCTTTCAAAAACATTCCACTTATTAACTATTATGATAGTACTCTATCAGAACAACCAACTCAACCTGGTATTGGTTTCTCTGCTTTCTGGGTGGAATTTCCTGACAGAATATTTGAGGCTACCGATGTATTAGGTTTTGGTTATACTGAAAAATAAACCTATCAGCTTCGTGTTATGAGTGATCCAAAACCAAATGGATCTAACTGGTTGTATCAAGTTCAGTTGGTAACTGGTGACTCTTCACTATTTGTACCTACTAGCTTACTTACTGCTGGTGTTCGCTTTGTAAAGATGTACTCTGCTGTTGAACAGACTTTATCTCCTCGTGGATCTAGCTCTATCACACACAGTTCACCTTTCAGAATGCAAAATCGTTGTTCTATGATCCGTGCTGAGTACATGGTTCCTGGTAACATGATTGATGCAGGTGAAAACAAACCTCTTGGTTTCTACTTTGTAGATGCTACTGGTAAGAAGCAAATGACTTGGATTGGTAAACTTGACTATGATTTCATGGTTCAGTTTAAGCGTCAAAAAGCAATGCTTCAACTTTATGGAATTTCTAACAAGACCTCTCAAGGTACTTACACTTTAAAAGGTGAGTCAGGATATGAGATTAAGATGGGTGCTGGTATTCTTCAGCAAATCTCTCCATCTAATATCCACTACTACAACACTTTTGATATTGATGTAGTATCTGATATCTTGATGAGTTTGTCAGTTGGTAAACTTCCTGAAGATGCTCGTAGATTTGTACTAGGTACAGGTGAATATGGTATGCGTCAGTTCCACAAAGCTGTTGAGACTAAGGCAGTAACCTTTGCTCCTAACAGAACTGAAAACCGTATTACTGGTTCTGGTTTTGATATGAAGTATTCAGGTCAGTTCAAGAAGTATGGCTTCATTAATGGTATTGAGATTGAACTAGTTCATATCCCATTCCTAGATGATCCATCTTTGAACCCTACTCCACATCCAGATGGTGGTCTTTTAAGTTCTTATGAGTACTTAATCTTGGATTTTGGTACATCCGCTGGAAAACCAAATATCCAAAAGGTACAAGTTAAGAATAATCATGAGATTATGCGCTATATACCAGGTCTTCGTGATCCATTTAGCCCATATAACAATCAAACTAAACCTTCAATGACTGTTTCTAAAGTAGATGGTTATGAGGTGATGAAAGCTTATATCGGTGGTATTAAAGTTCACAATCCAATGAGAATGGCAAGGTTAATTCCTAACCTCTCTTAATATCTCTAAACTATTTCCCCTTAAGAGTTCTTCTTAGGGGGATTTAGTTATTTTAAACTAATTAGAAAGAAGAAAAAAAGAAGAAATATGAATATAGAAGAAATCTTAAAGAATAAA